CTATAAATGGGGTGGCTTGGCATAATATGTTGTTCTGTATTTTTGGATTTTCATTTTAGGTATTTACATACCTTTATTTTTAGAATTTGGAATTTTCAGTTTTTGATTTTTGAATTATGAAGGGGGTGCATATATGAAAAAGCTGCTTAACGATGAAATATTACTGTGGCGTTGTTACTTGAGGCATCCCATAATTAGCATATTGTTTTATATTAATTTGTACAGGAGAATGAAATAGTATGGGTGAACCATTAAGAGTTGATTTAAGCCGGGTTCCTGATTTAATGAATCCGCATTTTGTACCGCTTTTATTTGATGAGCATCCATTGGAAGTAATGATTGGTGGGGCTAATAGCAGTAAATCATATTCTGCGGCGCAAAAGGTAATATATAAAACATTAACCTCTAAAAAGAGCAGATGGCTTGCAATAAGAAAAGTTAAAAAGGATGTTCGGCACTCGGTATATGATACTTTGTGCGATATCATAAATAAATGGGATTTAACGCCTTTATTCCGGTTTAATAACTCTGAATCCACTATTACCTGTAAATTACAGGGAAATGATATTCTGGGTGTTGGGCTAGATGACGTTAATAAATTAAAGTCAATTAATAACCCTACGGGATTTTGGTTTGATGAAGCTGACCAAGGCACTATGCACGATTTACAACAGTTGCGTATCCGATTGCGTTCAGACGAAACCAATACTGAAGTCCTGCAGGGTATTTTATCATTAAATCCTATTAATATCCAACATTGGATTAAGGTGGATTTAATCGATAAAATGAAAACCAATGATCCGGATGTATTTTATCATCATAGTACCTATAAACATAATATCCATTTAAGTCCAAGGGTTAAAGAATATCTGGAATCCATTACTGACCCATATTATAAGGCTGTTTATGTTGATGGAAACTGGGGAGTTTATGGAAATACTGTATTTTCTAAATATGTTATCGAGGATTTTCCATATGGCGAGGATGATTTAGAGAATGTTTGCACTGGAATGGACTTTGGAACCGTTCATGCTGCTGCAATTACCCGGCATGGCTTCCGGGAGAATGCTGTTACTGGGGAAAATGACATTTATATCTTTGACGAACTGTATGGGAAGGGTTGGACTAATCCTGATTTTATTCAGGCTGCTGAAGATTATTGGCCCAATGAAATGGGGCATGATTGGAAAATAATTGCTGATTCTGCGGAACCGGATCGCATTATGGAGTGGAATAGAGCAGGGTGGTGCAGGGTAGAAGCTGCTAAAAAGGGGCCTGGATCATTAAAATACGGTATTGATTTTCTTTCTGCACATACTTTACATATTCATAAAACAAAATGTGCAAATACTGCAAAAGAAATTCAGCAATTTAAGCGAAAAGAAGATAAAGATGGGATGCCGACAGAGAATTTTGTGGAAATAAATGATGACTGTATCGCTTCTATGCGATATGGAACGGAACCTAATTGGCATCCTGCTTATGGAATTGATTTAGATAGTGATGATTATTTTACTGCAGGGGATTTAGGGCTTTAATTAGGCATTTAATTGGCGAAATGGGGCAAAATCTCCATTCTCGCTAGTTAAAAAATTTGACTTGCGCAAGTTAAAAAATTTAAGTTGCTATAGATATCTATATTTCTTATAGTAACTATTAAAATAGTTACAAAGCACTTCGTGCAATAGAGGATTTTGCTAAAAATAAATAGTTCTAATTAATTTTTATTAATTGGTTCTATTTTTAATAATTAATTGCTTCCAGGAAGAAAGCAAAAATAGGGCCTACAAACAATCTTCTAAGATTAGGTGGGGTAGTTTCACCACTTTTGAGGCTAGGGCCTGCCTATGACCCGATTCTATGCTACAAATTGATGTTATGATGGGTTCTACCCACAGTTTTACAGAAAAGGAGTTAAAATATGAAATTTATCGTTTTTGATGATGAAATCACTACTAAATCAGTAACAGAATTAATTGAAAAAGTAGATGCTGATTGTGTTATTTATTTTAGTTCAGTTGGAGGTGATGTACCGCCAGGGAACATATTTATTGATTTTACTAAAAAGACTGAATATAAAATAAAAATGGTATCATGCCATAATATTGCTAGTTGTGCTTTTAATATGTTTATGTTTAGCAATTCAGAAAAGGAAGTAATGCCATATACTATTGGAATAATTCATTTAATGGATCAAGAATTGCATACTAGAGATACTTTGAAGAAAGATCCAATAGAAATGTTTATTACACAACGTATAATAAAAGAAAATGAAGAAGTGCTTAGTAAATATGCTGAATTGGGGATTAGCGCAGGGCAACTTAAACAGGTTGCTCATGGTGAAGATGTAGTTCTTTCAACGGAGCAAATTATAAAATGTGCAAAGGTAGCAGAAAAAATATATCATAAAGAACCTGTAATAGAAAAATAATGATGCTATACTATTTACGGTTATAGGGAGGGCATTTTCATGGGAATTAAGAAGACTGCTAAAACATTACTTACAGACATAGAAATTTTAAAGTATATACAAGATTATGAAAAACGGGAAATTCCGATAATGAATACATTGTGGGAATATTATCGCGGTAAAAATGTGAAGATATTGAAACGAAAGTCCCCAGATGAAAATAACCCGGATAATCGGATTCCAGTTTCATATGCAAAAAAGATTGTAAATACATTTACTGGATATGCTTATCGCCCAACATTTATTACCTACAAAGCAATGGAACATAAAAAGGCAGAAGAGGATAAAAAAGCAGGTGTAGTTTATACAGTAATAAATAAAATAAAAAATATTGGTACAGAAAAAGGCACTTCTGTAGTTAATAATTATTATAAAAAAATTCAGGAAGTATTTGACGATAATAAAGAACCGATAAAAACGAATAGAGCAGGCAGGAACACTGCTATTTTTGGCGTTTCTTACGAAATATTGTATATTGACACAGAATATAAAAATGGTGTTGATAAAAAAATGGCAATGAATAATGTGCCTAAATTTTTTACTGTTGATCCAAGGGAACTGATTCTTCTTTATGATTTTTCTCCAGAACCAAAAAAAGTGTTGGCAATAAGATTCTTTGATACGGAAGATTCTAATGTGGGAATTGTTGAAGTATATTCTGCTGATAAAGTAAAAGTATATAAAAGAATTCGGGAAGAGCAGGGCAATGAATGGAAAGAAAAGCTTGTTTTTGATCGCGAGTATATCAACTTTTTTGGCGAAGTGCCCATAATTGCTTTTTATCTTGGGGATGAAATGGATGGAATATTTGCTTCAATTATTCCGTTAATTGATGCTTATGATGTATTGATGTCAGATTCTATGAATGAATTTGATCGTTTTGCTTTTGCTTATTTAGTAATGAAGCAGTTTGGCCTTTCTAATATGGTTAAAAAGCAAGCCCCCGGTTTTGAAAATAAGGCATTGCAGGTTTTGCGACACAGGAGATTATTTGAGCATTTGCCAAAAGATGCAGAAATATCTTTTTTAACGAAAGATATTCCGGTAGAATTTATAACATATATGTCAGGTATTTTGCGGGAACAAATTCATATTCAATCACATGTGCCTGATTTTACCAGTGATAAAATGACTGGGGCTTCTGGCATTGCTATTCAAAGACTGCTATTTGATTTTGAAAATATTGTTGCTAGTGCAGAAGCTGATTTTAATGTGGGGCTGTATGAAAGAATTGCATTAATTACAAATTATTATGCCATGCTGCCTGCAGGCATACAAGGGGAGCCAAAAAATATTGTGATAACTCATAAGCGTAACATTCCTACTAATATTAATGATTATGCGGAAGCAGCAGTTAAACTCAAAAATGCAGGTTTTAGTAGATACTTGGTAGCTGAAATTATGCCCGATGATATTATTCCTGATGTTGAAGAAGAACTTGCACGGCAAGATGAAGATAATGCCAAGTTGTTTGATTTGGATGAAGCAAACAAGGATTTTGCTGATGAGGACGATTCTGCATCTAATGATCCAAATGATGATGGGATGGATGACAATACCAAGGCAGCATCAGATGCTAAGAAAAATAAAGAAGGAATTAAATAATGCGATTATTTCATTTATGCAGAATGGTGGATATTAGTGGGGTATCTGGTATCGGCGTTGTTGCCCAGGGGGTAGAATTTGATGATGGGGTAGCAGTTATGCGTTGGATGACTGATAGGCGATCAACTGTAATTTTTAAATCCCTTGAGGAATTAAAAGAAATCCATGGGCATGGTGGATGTACTACGATAGAATTTGTTGATTCAAAGTAGGAAGGCAAAATGGAATCAGATGTTTTGGAAAAAAAAGTAAATGCAATTCTCAATATGCAAGAAGAAGCATATACTAAAAAAATTGAGAATGAATTGTATAAAGCATTAAACACATTACGGGGAAAGTCTGATTCTATGTACGAAAAATATGCTGTAGATGGGATCATTTCCCGTTTGCAGCTTAGGAAATATAAAAGATATTCAAAAATAGAAAAAGGGATGATTGCCAGTTTAGTTTTAATTATAAAAAACAATTTAAGAGTAATTGATGATGCCATAATAGCCATATACAATGAAGCTTTTAATGCAGAAGCATGGGCCATTGATATGGCTACTGGTTTCAGATTGGATTGGGATACTATTGATACTACAGAATTACATGATATTTTAGATGATGAATTTTATGATATAGCGAAAGATCGGCAATTAATGCTTGCTAAATTTGCAGTACGAACTGCGTTAAATACCAATTTAGTTGTTGGTAAAACAAATTCAGAAATGAATAGCGATATTAAACACAACATAAATAAACTAACTATAACAACTATTTTACTTTTACATACACAATTAAAATCTGCAAAAAATGCAGGTAAATATGCAGCGATATTAAAAGCACTGGAATATGGAATTGAAGGAGATCAAATATGGGGAGGTATTATTGACTCGAAAATAAGAGATTCTCATTATTTAATGGCATCACAACAGGCAAAGAAAAATAAGAAAACGGGGATGTTTACATTGCCTGATGGTGAACGCACTCCTTATCCTGGTTGGATTGGTTTGCGCGCCAGAGAACGTTGTAATTGCCGTTGCTGGATTGATTTTATAATAACTAATACTGATAAACTAGAAAATGAAAAAATATATGAATATTCATCATATAGTACTTGGATGAAATCAAGGAATAAATAATTTGGGAGGTGCATAGTATGCCGTTGAAAAAAGGGGATAAAAAGAAAAAACAGGCAATGGAAAAGGAGTATGGTAAGAAAAAGGGGGAAAGCATTTTTTATGCTTCTGAAAATAAAGCCAAGAAAAAGAAGAAAACTTCTAAAAAATAAATATTGAGGAGATTTTATGTCATATATTAATGATTATGTATTTGATTTGGCATTAGCATACATCGATACTAATGCAAGCCGATTGGATATATGCTCGCAGGAACCTGCAACATATGCTGCAGCTACTGCGACATATACTTTAGGAAATAAAACTGCTATTTCTGTGGCTGCTCCTACAAACAGAAGTCCAACTGGAAGGCAGGTTGTGGTTGGGGCCATTACTACAGGAACAGTTACAGGATCAGGTACAGTAACCCACTGGGCAATTACAGATGTTGCAAATTCTAGATTGGTAGCAACCGGGGCGCTTTCTGCTTCCCAGGCAGTTGTTTCTGGTAATACTTTTACATTGGCTGCATTTGCCATTGGAATTGCTGATGCAACATAATTGGAAGTAGAAAAGCCACTAAAAAATTATACCAGTTTGGTATATGTATAAATGTGTAAAACGGCTGTATAATACAGTTGAAAAGGATCATTATGAATAAACAGCGGCAACGAATATTGGAAGCAAAACAGCGGCGTCTGAACTCTTTGAGGGCAGAAACCACCGGGGTGCCTTCTGAAAATATTGTGGAAGCTCCTAAAACGGAAGAAATAAGTAATCCGAAAGAACAAGAGCAAGCAGCAGTGAAAGGATTGAATGTTCAACCAACTGTGGTTAAGCAGACTTTGCCACCATTTCCAGTAAAAAAGGATTTGGGTGTAAAATCTGAAAAAATATCAGAAAAGAATGGGGCTTCAAAGAAACATAAAAAGCATAAGAAGCAACTTTCGCCAAAGGAGAAAATAAATGGACATGACGCTTGAGGATGTAAAAGCATTTTTGGAACAGGATACAGATGAAATTAGGGCATATAAGGAAACCCTTATTCCAACAAATGTAATTTTTGCAGATAAACTTGCCGAGTATCTTGGCACGGATGATGGGAAAAAGATTATTCAGCCTATGATGGATCGGCGGGCACAGGAAGCAGTAGCAACACGGGATAAAGTGTGGGAAAAAGATAAACTGGAACCGGAAGTACGGAAAAGACTTGCTGTGGAAATGCTTAAAATTCATCCAGAGGAATCCCCTTTGGAAAAAAAGATCCGTGAACTGGAAGAAGCGAATCTGAATGAAAAAGCAGAACGTGCAAAAGATAATTTGAAGCGGCATATTGTTGAAAAAGCGGCAGAAATGAAAGTTGAGCCTTTTTTCCTTAAAGATTACCTGCCTGGAAGTGAAGAGGAAGGTGAATTGTTCTTGAAGAATATTCAAGAGCATGAAAAGAAAGTTCGGGAAGAAGTAATTAATGAATTGATTGCTGCAAAGAAATTTATTCCTAATAGCGGAAATCAAAAAGAACGCAAAATAGATCAGCATTCTTTGACTATGGCTGAAGCAATAAAACTGGAGCAGGAAGGGAAACTGGACAATCCAGACTAAGTGTGTAATATGGAGGTAAATAATTATGGGTCTTGAGAATTTTATTCCTACGATTTGGAGTGCAAAACTTTTTGTGCGCCTTCGCAAGGCATTGGTATTTAGTTCGCTGGTAAACACCGATTATGAAGGTGAAATCCGGGAATTCGGTGATCGTGTAAAGATCAATGAGCTTGGGCCTGTAACCGTCAGTGATTACGCCAGGTATGGAACACTTAGTTGGCAGGAACTTTCTTCTGCACAGAAGGAACTTGTTATCGATCAGGCTTCTTCGTTCTCGTTTAAAATCGATGATATTGATCGGGCACAGCAGAATCCGAAGCTGATGAATGCAGCTATGGATGAAGCTGCTTATGCTATTGCTGACACGATTGATACGTTCCTTGCAAAATTCTATACCCAGGCAGGTATTACCAATGCTACAAATATGGGAACCGCCACTACGTCCATCGCTGTTTCTAGCGGTAACGTAATTAAAGTTCTTTCATTTTCTTCTCGGTATATGGATGAGCGCAACGTGCCTTCTGGAAACCGGACGATGACCATTACCCCCTTGCTTCATCAGAAATTGCTTTTGGCTGAAGTTGGCGGTATTTCCGCTACGGCAGTACCAAAAGTGTTTGATGACGGCACCTTGACTTCTGGCTACATTGGCGATGCACTTGGCTTCCGCATGGTTATGTCTAATAACGTACAGGATGTTGCTACTGGTGCAACCGTTGTTTCTGCAATTATGGCATTTAATCGCACTGCTATCAGTTATGCTGGGCAGATTACGCAGATTAAGGCTGTTGATCTGCAGGATTCCTTCGGGCAGGGCGTTAAGGGATTGTATGTGTATGGTGGTAAAGTTGTGCGCCCGGATGCACTTGCTTGTTTGTACCTGCGGGAAGTCGCCGGTTAATTTTGGAGGAAATAAAATATGGGAACTAAGACTATTAATCCTGTAACCCCTGCACTTACGGGGGCTGCAGTAACCAAAACTGCTACTGGTGGATCTACGGGCACAATTCTTGTAGCCGCTACCACCACGCAGAATATTTTGGATTTTTCAAAGTTGGCAATTGTAATTGAGAATTTGGCTACTACAGCCTCAATTGTTGCCACCATCAAAAAGGGAGTAGCTTTTTCGGAAATTGGGCAGGGGGATGCCGCCGCTATTACAATTCTGGCAGGAACTACCAGAATTATTGGTGGGGCATCTTTTGAATCTGCACGATTCCAGAATGCTACCGATAAGGTGGAAATTGGGATTACTAGCACTGCCACTGCATACGTGTATGCAATAATGGGGCCTGGTAATCAGTTGAATTAAATACTGAGTGCAGTAAAGTAGAAAGAATGGGTGTTCTTTCATCGGGAGTACTTTACTGCACTATTTTATTTTATGGGGCTGCAAATAAAACGACATCTTCTATTGGTGATAAATTGCATTGGATACTTGCAGCAAATACCGATTACTTGGTTAAAGTTTCCTTTTCTGCAGC